TCGGTGGTATATATTAATTCGCCCTGTACTGGCGTTATAAGTAGACGTTCTGCATCTGTTCCGCGTCTTAGACGTAAAGCCATAGTTTAACTCCTGAGATATCTTGTTACAAGTATTTATGCCTAATCAAAGATATCTATTAGAGTTATCTACGTTTTTTCATGAATGATTTAGTTCTTGCCTTAATATCAGCAATAACTTTCTTTGTGTTTAATTGAAAGTTAACAGTTTCAATAACATCGTCGTATTCTTCAAAAAACTCTTCTAGTGTATCTTCTAAAGATACTTCACCTTCCTTGATCTTTTTATGATCAATATCAATTTCCCATATCTTGCCATCTTCGAATACTACTTGTATAGTATCAAGATAGGCCAACGGCACCGCCTGAACATCAACGTCTTTGAAAATTTCAGGCCAGTGCTTAATTACGTCAGGCGGTAATTTATTAGACTTAGGCACTTGTAGCAGTCTTTTTAGTTGCTGCTTTTTTAGTAGGAACTAAGTCTTCTGCTTGTCTGCGCAATGCAGCAGCTTCTTTGCTTAAACGATCTGCATCGCTACGATACTTTGCAGCAATCATTTCATCAGTTAAAATGCCATCTGCGGGCGCCGATAACGGTGCTGCATATGCAACGGCTGCTTCAGTTACAGTTGCAGGTTTTGCTGGAGGAGTTTTCCCCTTTACAGCAAGATCGCCTACAGTAATACCTTGTTGAGCTGCAATTACTTCATTTAACTCACTAAGTAAAATAGTAGTGTTACTATTTGGAATCATTTCAACTGTATTGGTAGCTATTTTAACCATTTTACCAGTCATATGAAAACGTGCAAGCATGTTAGATCCGTCTGATAGCGGAGTACGCATCATTGCATCTGCAAGCTCGTTAGCTTCTTGACCAGCTGGTGATTCAACAAGTTTGATTAATGAATCATGATCAGCTGCATCTAAATTTTCAGTAGTAACAACGATGCAGTTTTCTGGTTCACCAGGAACTACTCTGTATGCTACGACTACTCTACGCTTATTGCTGACTAAACGTCCTACATGTTTTAGTGACATATTATGCTCCTTTTGCAGGTTGCTGTTGTGCTACTGCGTTTAAAAATTGTTCTAGCTTTCCGTATGTTTGACCAACGGTCATCATTTCGCTTGGTTTAAAAGCACCACGTTGACTTGCAACATCAATGATAGTTTTTAATGATTGTAGATCTTGTACGGTTAGATCTGGACCAGCTGCTTGTGCAGATGCTGTAGTTGCTTCTACTTCGGTTGCTGTGTTTTCTTCGCTCATAATTTTATCTCCTATAGTATTATATATGCGCAGTTTATTTAGTTATACTTCAAATGTGGACAAGCCAACATGAAATAACTCATATCGCGATTCTCTTCGAAGCCTACAGTAACAACATGAATTAACTTATTGTCGTTGTCAAGGCTTACATTTCTACCAACAAAAAATCTATGTTTCAAATTTATCTCAATCCATCTAATAAGGCTTTGTTCGAGATTGTATTTTATTGGTATGTTAATGTACTCAAAATGAGGCGGAGCCGCTTTGACTTGCCTCACTTCAAATACATTTAACGGATTTGGAATTCCTTTTTTAATCAAGTCATTTCCTCATAGTGAGCGGTGATACCAAACGGCGCCTGTAGATTCTTGTCACGGTGACTGTGGATAATAAAGATAGTATCACAGTAGCTATCATCGCCCCAGCTATCCCAAGGATACCCATCTGTAAACATAATGAACTTCTTAGGCTGGATATCATTGTACTTCATATACGACCAGTTAGCATCAAAGTCAGTGCCACCACCGCCTTGGATGTCGTAGTCTAATAAATCATCTCCACCGTCTGCACTAAAGTCTTGTTCGTTATATACCTTAGTATCAAAGCACCACAATTTAATATTGTAGTCTTTGTACTCGTCCATAATGCCTTTGATTTCGCTTAGAAAGTCACGTGCTTGATCGTCACCAATCGAGCCACTCATATCAAGTGCAATGCAAATATCAATAGTTTCGTCAAAGTTCATGCCCGGCAAAATAGCACCAGTCATCTGTCCTTTACGGCTTGGGCGACTAAACGTGTAATCATTACGAATAGTGCTCTGGATTTGTTGACGCAACAATTCACGCCAGTTCATTTTAGGCTCAGTAAGCTCTTTGATCATACGCTGGACCTCGCCAGGAGTATTACCTGCACCTGCTGACTGTGCAGCCGACAACATACTTTCTTTGATCTCGTCTTTGATTTGTTTTAGTTCTTCGTCAGTAAATTTAGGCTTGCTTTTGCTAGTACCGTGTCCGTTACTATCCTTGCCTTCTCCGTTAGTACCGTCACCGTCTTCGCTATCACCGTCAAGGTGCTCGTCTAGCATTTCGCCTAGTTGTTTTAAATACTCTTCACCGTTCTTTTCAGCATCTTTAAACAGTTCGTCGTATACTTCTTCTGAAGCCCAACCTTCGTATTTAAAGTCTTGGAAGCAATCTACAATCTTAGGCTTATGGCCAATACGATCACGTACAAGCAAATTATTTACAATGTAATCAGCGGCAATGTTATATAGTTGAGGATTGCGTTCTTCACGACGCCCTAAGTGATCAAACACACAATGCAGAACTTCGTGTGCAACGACGAACTCAATTTCTTTATTATCCATTGCATTAAAAAATTGAGTGTTGTAATACAAGTTACGTCCGTCTACGGCAGCAGTAGGCAACCAATCATCTGCTGCCAAAATGCGCAAACGTGTAGCCATATTACCAAAAAACGGGTGACGCAACAGCAGACCCACTCGTGCAACAATAATACGATCGTACACTTCGACTCGCATTTCTTCTAATTGTTCTGGAGTAATATCTGGGTTAGGTTGCCAGTTTTTAAGTTTACTTGCAGTTTTTTTAGTAGACATTTGCTCACCTTTTTGTTAACTTATACATATATTATAGCATCACTAGTATATATGTCAACCAGCAAATAGAAAGAAAGAGCAGTTCTTACTGCTCTTTCAGTTAATTATGCAGACTGTGCTGCCTTAATATACTTGCCAAACCGTGTATGAAACTCGTCAAAGCATTCTACTTCGTCAGGATCAATAGGTAGAGCATACTGAGTAAGCGCAAGTTTAATACCCATAACAACAAGTTCAGTATCAAAATTGTCCATTGCAAATCTTAGGAAATTATTAACTTTATCGTTAAACTTCTTATCGTTTGCATTGTCTGCTTCTTTAAGCTCGTAGCACAAAGACACAGTCAAAGAGTACATAGCACTAATCTCTTTTGACTTCATCTCTTTTACTTTGCCAAGCAAAATATCAGTAGGATTAGGCATGCTTGACGCAACTTTGCGGTGTGCCATAAACTTAACAGCAAGACCTTCGCCAACTGCACCTGCTACAAGATTTGTAGTAGTACTTTCGTCAATGTCGTCTTCCAACAGTTCACTAACAAACGACCACGAACGAGGAGTTGCAAAGCTGCGACTTGGGCTCTTAGGATCAAAGTCGTACAAGTCTTTCTTTGCAAATGTCAAATAACCTAAAACATCTTTGTGGATTTTATTAGCAACTGCCCAGCTAAAGTAATCTTCCCAGTTAACAGCTAGTTCCAAGTGGATAAAGCGGTTAGCCAACGGAGCAGGCATACGATAAGTAACACCTTTGTCTGCTTCGCGGTTACCAGCTGCAACAATCATAACATTGTCTGGCAGCTTGTAAGTACCGACTTTGCGATTTAGAATCAATTGATATGCTGCCGCTTGTACGCTAGGAGCCGCACTGTTCATTTCGTCTAGGAACAATACAATATTATCATACTGTGCTGCAAATTCTGCGCTAGGAAGCTCGCTAGGAGCGCCCCAAACCATTGTGCCGCTATTACTGTCGAAGTAAGGGATACCTTTAATGTCTGTAGGTTCCCAAAGACTCAACCGAATATCGATAAGATAGCTGTTAGGCAAACTTTCAGTAATCTGTGCTACAATATCTGATTTACCAATTCCTGGAGGTCCCCACAAAAAGATAGGGCGTTTTTTACTCATTGCATGACGAATGCTTGCTTTTGCGCTATTTGGGCCAACTGTACGTGCAATAGTTTCCATAGTAGGTGTCCTTTGTGTGTTACTGCTATTATCTAACTTACATATATATAATAACACAAATACAGCTAAAGTCAACCACTTTTTATGTTTTTTTTGACCTATTCATTGCTTTTACTAAACCGTACTTGCGTAAGTCACCACTAAAAAGGCTGAGTTCGACTGCTTTCTTTTCGTTCGTCACTGTAATACTTCTATTAGTGAGGTAATAAGGACAGTCAATAAACTGATCAAGGTATATAATTACTTGTGTAGTAACTGGCATCTCTTTAGGGTAAGGTATATCGTAAGTTGCTATTTCTATCTGTTGCAACACTTCGTATCCTGCATCAGTAAGTCTTAGTCCGCCTACGTCCTTATTTCTAGTGTTTTGCCACCATAACGGCATATACTCAGCAACAGTAGCATCGTTAATACCTTTGCCAAGTTCTTTTAAGAACAGCTTAGTATATGTATCTTTCCAGTTCATTCTTCACTAACAACTTCACCGGTAGTTAGTTTATATACTTCAAAGCTAGTGCTTTTAAACATTTCGTTTAATTTTTTAGCAAGATTGTGTGCATGCCCCGGATTGCTAAAACTAACTTTCTTATATTTAGGTCCAGGATAGTTTGTAAGTGCGTTTGCACTTTTTAAATTGAATGGCTTACTGTCGTAGAAAACAGCCCAGATAGCGTCAGCTTCTAGGACCTGTTCCGACTTGTAAGTTTTATTGTTTATATTCTCTAATATAACTGTTGGCTTAGGCCTACTCATATACGTAATCCTTTAATTAACTACGTATATATTTATCTTCTTTAACAGTTATCTACGCACTTAAAAACTCACCGATCATGTTTAGATTTATGTTTATTCGTTGTGCAACGTCTGTTTGTAAATTACTATTATGCGGAATCAATCCGTCAAAAAATACAAGTCTATTTTCTATAGATTCAACATCTTGGTCTCCTATAGTAGTAGGACCGTTATTAGTGTTGATATAATAGATTGCAGTATAATGAGGAATTTTATGATCGACATGTTGATCATGTGATAGATTAATATTTTGATTAGTATACATATTACATCTTATTCTAAGTAATTCGTTAGTTTGAAATTTAAGTTTTTCTTCTATAAAGTGTAGTAATACTTCAAACTCACTTAGATACGGCGATTCTACTGCACGATTCATAAAACCGTTGTGTGAATGTTCTTTGCAACCAAACACGTTATGATTAAAATAATAATCTAAATCATTATCGGTTGCAACACCGCAGACAAAATACCACGGAAAGTCTGATCCCATCATTAGTCTTTGTAATCGTTTATGTAATGACTTTGGTAAAAAATTGTCTACTATCTGCATCATGGATTAAAATTTAGCCCCACCATCTAAATTAATCTCAATAGTTTCGTTGCTATTGTCTTTAGATTCTGCTACAAGTTTTTCTAAGTCTCCGTGTAGTCTACTCATTACTACTCCTAGAGTAAATGCAAGATTCTTAGCAGTAGCAATATCTAGTTTAACTTCTTTTGCTCGACTATTTTCAGCAGATTTAACTGCTTGAATAAACTGCTGTAGCGGGATAGTATTTAAAGGTTCAACGGTTTGCAATTGATAACTCCTGACGCATTTCTAATTCTGTTTTAAACGGACCGCGGGTTTCGTAACGTTCAACTGTAATTAGTTTAGGACAAGAACTCTTAACCCATCCTTTATCAAACTTAATAATATAGTACCCTGCGCAATATACGCTTTTGCTTTTTTCACTTTTAGTAAATAACGGAAGTTTACGCTTGACATCGTACATACTATTATACGGAAATACAGTTGTAGGATAGTTGTTTACGCTTAAAGAATTTAAATCTTTAGGAGTTTCAACAACTTTAGTTTCGTCCCCCCAAACAATGTCAACGCCGAATCGGTTCTTCATTTGGCGTTTATTATCAAAGAAACATGTTTCAACTTTACTTGAAAACATATAACGTTCGTCGTCGAATGATAATGTGCCCATTCTTTGACCGTTGTTTTCTACGATCCAAAATTTATTTTCTAAAATAGGTTTTGCTTTAATAGTCATTTAGGGTACCTTGCTTGTAATGGTTCTGCATAAGATTGTGCTTGGTCTGCAATACGCTGCATATCCCATTTAGCACAGAACTTCATAAGACGCATACCGACTTGTGTAATGTCTTTAGGTTCTACTTCTGCAATAGTTGTGTTAATAATTTCTCTAATGTCTGCAGGTTGTGCAGTTAGGTCGCATAATACTACGTTACGGTTATAATCGTCTAATACACGATGCTCAACACCTTCATGATCAGTCCAACGTTGCAACATCATATTATTCCAGTTAAAGCCTTTTGTAGCTTTATCTTCAAACGCTTCTGTAAGACCAACTTTGTTCTTAGTACCTTTTACACGCACACCGGGATAGGCACTAAACACATTATCACTAGTGTCACCACGCATACACTTTTCAAAGATTTGCCACTTAGGATTAGGAGCAGGCTTTACTTCTTTTGTCTTCTTGTCAATAATAGGCTCACGCTTTTTATCATCAAAGTACCCTTCGTGTGTAATGATAGTATTGCTAACACCGTTGTACTGTTTTACATTAGGAGCAATCAACTGTGCAAAGTCGCCATCTGTGCTAATAATAACATGAGTATCATTAGGGTGTGCTTGCACCCAACCTGCAAT